CCGAAGCCAAGCTTTTGCTTGCATACGCAATGACAGACTTGCGCAACGCTATTTATTCGCCGCACCCAGACAACGATGCAGAGCATCTCGGCTGGCTCACTGGCAAAATCGAATCACTCTCCAAAGAAAACACACAACCATGAAACTAGACACCACAGACACCATCATTCTCACGGTCGGAATCATCGCGACTCTGATCGCAGTCATCAACGCGGCTCTCTGGCTGAGAGTTCTCATCCAACTCTACCGCGAGGACACCGGCTTCGACCTGCCAGCGACCGACCTCGACGGCTCGGACGCGCAAGGCAGCGCATACAGCGCGAAAGGAGGTGACCAGTGAGTGACACACCGCGCACAGACGCCGCCACGCGCATGGCATTCTCCGGCGAATACATGGTGCCAATTCAGGACGCTCAGAAGCTCGAATGTGAGCTCGTCGAGGTCACGAAGCAGCGAGATGCGTTGGCTGAGGAATTAGACAAAGCTCTAGCAGTCTTGAAAGGAGAATTACATGAGTGAGCGCGCACTAGAACTAGCCATCGCGCTGGAGGCTGAGCTGCTGGCACAATGCGACAAGCTGGAGGCTCTAATTGAGCGACCAGAGTATTCGAACTTCCCGGTGGACGAGCGCAGCAACATCCAGCGGAAGCAAGCCGAGATCTGCGGTCTGTATTTACAGATGGATTTTATCAAATATCAAATATCGAGACTATGAACACACCAGACGAACAACTATCGGAGTCCCTGCTTGCTGCGTGCAAAGCGGCGGGGATTGAAAACCCCAGGTATATTGCTCAAGATAAGGATGCACCGTATGTCTGGCACTATGATCTAAAGCCAGACACAATCGTATCAGGCATGTGGACTGTTGACAAAGGGAACGGAACGAAAATTCCCCACCCACCCTACGCCAGCGACTGGAAAGACAGCTTGCTTGAGTGGGTTGATCATGTTGCTGACACCAGCAAAATGATAGACATGCAAGATGCGATTGCTGATGCGTATCGCAATCACGTTGGGCGTTGCGGATTGATAACCTACGCTCAGACCTACCGCCAAGGCTGGCAAGATGCGCTTGCGTGGAAAGGAGGCAACGATGACTAACAAACAAAAGCAATCGAGAATCTCACACCTTTTCCGCAAGCGCAGGAGCTTCTGGTGGGTGTTACTAGCCAATCGCAATCCCGCATGGGAGAGAGCCTACGAAGTATCGTGGGAAGGCATGAGGAAACGGCACAAACAAAAGTAAATCAACAATCAACACACAACACACAAAACCAACGAAATACAACAATATGAAAGCAAACCTAATGATCATCACGCCTGAGTGGGCGCAAAAAATACTGAATGAAAAGAATGCGGGAAATAGACCGATGAATCGAATCCATGTTGAGTCTCTAGCAAAGGAAATGAAGCGCGGAGCATGGAAAGTGAACGGCGACACGATCTGCATAAATGAAGATCGCCTAATCGACGGGCAACACCGACTTGCAGCCGTAGTTCTCTCTGGAGTATCGATCCAGACATTCGTGGTTGAGGGACTGGCATCTGATGTATTCGACACGAAAGACGTAGGAAAGCGCCGCAGCGCTGGCGACACGCTGGGAGTTCGCGGTGAACAAAATGCCTGCCGACTGGCGGCTTGCTTGGTTCTCACCGACAAGTACATGACCGGACGTGCCGACAAATCTGTCAGCTATACCAACACCGAAATGGAAGAACTTCTTGAGAAGTATCATGAGGCACGGGAATCACTCCAGACCTCATACAAAGCCAAAGGCTTGATTCTACCGAGCGTGCTGGACGCCTGCCACTACCTGTTCAGCCGAAAAGACGCAGCACTTGCTGACCAGTTTGTCGAAAAGGTCATTCGCGGCACCGGACTAGAGGAAGGAACACCTTGGTATGTGCTACGCGAGCGACTGATGGGCAACTCACTCTCGAAGGCTAAAATGTCACAACCATACATGATGGCGCTCTGCATCAAAGCATGGAACCACGCGAGGGCTGGAACATCGGTACGATTCCTGCGGTGGCGTGAAAAGGGAGATGCCATTGAGCAGTTCCCGGTGATCAAGTAATCAGGCGAAGCTCAAGGCAATACAAACCATGAAAATCTCCGACATAATCGAAATCGTCAGCGCCGAGATGGGCGTCGATCCTGATCTCGTCACAACCAAGACACGGTTACAGGAAGCAGCGGATGCCAGAGCAGTCGTGCAGGCTGTCATGCGTGACCGAGGCTGGACATTCGCACGGATCGGGCTAGTTTTCTCCGCTGGTCATGACACCGTCTGGTCGAACTGCAAGAAGATCGAAAAAGCCAGAGCCATGATCCGCGCTTATGACGCCGTGCAAGCGGCAATAAAAAATCTCCCTATCGCCTCTGTGGAGGCACGCAAATAACGACTATGAATACACCAACCAACTCCGAGGCGTTGCCTCGCACGACTTGTTATCCATCTTTTGAAATTATGAACGACGAAAAACAACTGATCCGAGAGGGCAATGAGCTACGATGCGCATTGCAACACATGAAAGCCAGCCGCAACAAGTGGAGGGCGTGCTGCGAAGCCACGATAATCACGCTCATCATTCTGACGCTGATTCATTTCTTTGGATAACGAGTGATAGACGGGAACTAATGCCTCTGCTCCCGCATGTTCAGGCGCGAGGAGCAGGGGCGAACTCGATCCGATTTCACGCTTGCCAACCGCTTCGTTTTCTGTATCTTGATTCCGTGACCACTACCACGGTTCATTGCATCGTCAGCAAACTCTACTCGCTCGGCATCGGCATGGGCGAGGCTCGGATCTTCGTCATCGCCGACGGTCGAACCATGCGTGAGATTGCCAACCATGCCAAGGTCGGTCTAGTCTTTGTGAACAACAAGCTCTGGAGCCTCACGCAAAAGGGCATGATCACAAAACAGCCAGGCAGACCGTCAACCTACCACCTCACGCCGGTGGGCAAGCGAGCAATCGCCGAACTCAACAGCTCCACAAAATGAACGCATTCCTGCAAGCAGTCGAAAACCTCTCACGGCGGAAAGTGATGCCGTCGTGGTTCCGATGGCGCGAATGGTCAGCAATGGCACCGGCAATTCGCAATCGCTCGTTTTTCAGTGCCACAGTGACATCAGCGCGCGTTCTCAACAAAATGCGGAACATGTTGCTGGACTGGCAAGCGGACGCCACAGAGGAGATCGTGGACGTAAACACGGGCGAGATCGTGACAGCCTACAAGGAGACGGGACTCGCCAAGTTCCGCGAGCGTTCCGCGGAGTTCCTGATTCAGGAAGGACTGGCAACGCCTGCCGACTACAAGGACACCAAAATCACCAACGTCGTTTCAAACGCTCGCTTACAACTGATTTACAACACGAACCTAGAGCAAGCGTCAACCTTCGCTCAATGGCAAGGAAGAATGCGCAACGAGGACTGGCTCAATCTCAATCCCGCGGCTCGCTTCGTCCGACGCCCGGGAGCGCGCATCAAGCGGCAGCGACATGTTGAGGCTGAGGGAGACGTGAGACGATGGGACGACTTCGCCTATTGGCAATTTCAGAACGCAGCAGACATCGGCGGCTTCGACGTGCCATGGGGACCATTCGGCTTCAATTCCTACATGATACAAGAGCCGGTCAAACGTGCCGAAGCCGAGCGCCGCAAGCTGGTCAGAAAAGGCGAACGAGTCAAAGCTCCGAACGTCGCGCAATTTGGCGTTGACCTCGGGAAGCAGTTCAACGCTGGAGTCGATGCAAACATTGACGACCTCACACCCGAACTGGCAAACGAAGCACGGAAAACGATCACCGACAGGCTGGGACCGCAAGCAATCGGCAGAGACGGAAAACCCACACTCGACGCGCTCAAACAGGCACTGAGAATGTGATAATCAAGATTTTACTAAGCCATGAAAACACGTAAAGCTCAAAAAAATGAACCCTCGCAAGATCAAGGGAAGAAAGTTCGCGGCCGTCCCACTTTGGCGAATGACGAGCGCAAAAACAAGATCCTCGACGGAATCTCGAAAGGCACGCCGTTGACGGTCATCTGTCGCGAAATTGGCATTGCAGACTCGACGGTTCGCGATTGGATGGGCAATGACGAAACCTTTTCACGCGACATCGCACGCGCGAGAGAACTGGGATTCGACGCGATAGCAATGGAGGCGCTCAGGATCGCCGACACGCCATTGGAGGGCATCGAACACACCGACACACCAGACGGCCCGAGGATCAAGCGTGCCGACATGCTGGGGCATCGCAAGCTACAAGTCGAAACACGTCTCAAGCTCCTCGCCAAGTGGGACCCGAAACGATACGGCGACATGGTTCGCCAAGAGATCAGCGGACCAGACGGCGCACCGATCGCTCAAGCGACTGTTTCACTCTCACCTGAGCAAGAAGGAAGTCTCAAGGATCTTGTCGAACTAGCGAGAGGCAAAGCGAAAAAATGACCCCGACAGAATTCTGCGTTCGAGTTCTCGGCATCGTGCCATACCTCTGGCAGTGCGAAGCCATGGAGTCGGTCGCGATGGAACAACCGACCAGCGTGGTCGCGGCGAACGGCAGCGGCAAAACGGCGCGACTTGTGGCACCGCTCGTTCTCTGGTTCCTGCATGAGTTCCCGCGCGGTCAGTGCATTTTCACCTCAGGCTCGTGGATGCAGATTGAGAAACAGCTCTGGGGCGCGGTCAAGGTCTATCAGCACCGATTCCCTCATTGGAGATTCATGAGTGAGGAGCTGCGCACACCCGAGGGCGGCTACGCCTTCGGATTCAGCACCGACAACCCGGGGAGAGCGGAAGGTCATCACCCGAAGATCGGCGGCGATGTTGACCCAGTATTCCTCATCATTGACGAAGCCAAGACGGTTCCCGACTCGATCTTCGAAGCGTTCGATCGATGCACGCGGAAAATGGAACTTTGGGTCTCGTCACCTGGAGCGCCGCGCGGTCAGTTCTACGACTCATTCCACAAGAACAGCAGCCTCTACAAGACGATCAGGGTGCCATCGACAGACTGCGCTCACATCAGCGCTGAGAAGCGGGAACTGGACAGAATAAAATACGGCGAATCACACCCGCTCTACCGATCAAAGCACCTCGCTGAGTTTACCGAGGACTTCGACCGCTTGGTTCTCGCACCAGACTTGCTACGCAATGCACTCGATGCTCAGCCGAAGCCAAACGCTCACGGTGAGATCGTAGCATTCTGTGACTTTGCCGCGGGACGGGATGAAAACGTTCTGGCAATTCGACGAGGCAATCACGCTCGCATCGTCCGAGCATGGCAGGAACGGGACACAGTGCAGGCGGCACGCGAATTCATACAGATGTTTCAAGCAGAAGGACTCACCGCCGGTCAGATTTGGGGCGACGCTGACGGACTCGGCACCGGCTTCTGCGACCAGTTCGCGGAGATGGGCTGGCACATCAATCGCTTCCACGGAGGCAAGCCAGCAAGCGACAAGGACGAATACGCCAACCTGATCGCGCAGGTCTGGCACGTTGCCAGTCGCGAGATCGAGCGTGGACGAATTCACGTCGGTGAACTCGACCCGACCACATTCTCGCAGATCACGACACGAAAAAGCGAGTGGAATGAGACGGGCAAGCTCCGCGTCGAATCCAAGGAGAAGATGGCAGCGAAAAGCATGAAGTCACCAGACCGAGCAGACGCATTGCTTGCTTGTATCGCGCTTGGTAGTCGCATCACCGGAGCCATGACGGGAGCGGCATCGGTTACCACATCGCGGAACACTTTCGCCAGTCGAACGGTCAGAGGTTTTAACGCTCTGTGATTTTATTGTTGACGCTTGTCAAAAAACAAGTGATTGTTGCGCCGCTATGAACTACCAAAACAAAGAAGAATGGGTCAATATTGCAAAAAGAATTTTACCCGCAAAGATTTATGAGACATGGGAATTGCGAGAAATTCAAGAAATGAGTTTTCCTGACATGGAGATCAAATTAAATGAGGATAAATTAAGGCTCTACTTTAGACACAAAAAAGCACAAGCGGAGGTTATGGTATGGGTAAATGATCCAAAAAGAGAAACCTTCAATACTTTAAGCACTGTCGCTTATAACGCTTTGCATAATTTTGGAGTTAAAAACAAAAAGCATGCACTGCAACTATTCAACGAAGGCGAATTGCACCCAGTAAAACTGAGAAACTACGGATGGAAAGCACATGCAGAAGTCTGCGAATGGCTGGGGGTAACCATGAGCAGAGAGAATCCACAAAAAAAAGAACTGCAAATTTATGCAAGAATTCTGTCACGACTTCAAAAGAGATTAGAATCAGCTCCAGAGGATTTCATATACGAGGTCAATGAAGAAATTCAATTGTTGAAAAAATGGAAAAGACTGATCAAAACACATTGGTGATAAACGCTCTGTGATTTTACGCTTGCCATGGGCTGCATTGCATGCTATTGCGATGCTCACCATGACCGCAGACGAAAGAAAAGGCATCGTAGCGCCTTTGCCAGCTTCCTACCGCACGCAGGACTATGACCTTGCCAACGTGACGCCAGAGCAAGTGCGCAGCATTCTACGCAACGTGCGCACCGGCAAGCTGGAGGATCAGGATCGACTCTTTCGCATGATGGTCGATTCATGGTCTCGTCTGCGTAAGTGCATCAATGAGATCGCTGGCAACGTCACGTCATTACAGATCGATATCAAGCCAGGTATTCGCGAAGGTGCCGAGGAGCCAACACCGCAGGCATTGCAGATCCATGAAACAGTGGAAAGAGCGCTTGAATCATATGCTCCACGTCCGAGCCATTGGGAACTCGACACGAAGGGCATGATGCGTGCGCTCATCGACGCCTACGCCAAAGGAATCAGCGTGGTCGAGATCATCTGGCACACCGAGAACGGCATCGTCTCACCGCGGTGCTACGCTCCAGTTCCTGCAAAATACCTCGCCTATCCATCGGCATCAAATCAGATCGACCGGCTCATGATGGCACCGAACGGCGTCAACTACGACACGCTCATCGACTTCCCACCTGACAAGTTTCTGATCGCCATCTGGCAACAAGGCGGATGTCATCCGATCCATTCTGCCAACCTCCGCGCTCTCACAAAGTTCTGGCTCGGCGCAATCTACGGGCTGGGTTGGTTCATGCAATACGCGCAGCTTTACTCGATCCCATGGCGACATGCGGAAACTGACGGCAGCGACGAGGCTATGATGAAGGCGCAGGAAATGCTGGAGAATATCGGCACCAGCGGCTACGCGGTCACAGGACCCGGAGTAAAGTTCTCGATCATGGACGGTATCAAGGGCGGTGAATCGCTGCCACAGGTCGCGCTCATGAACGAGTCAGACAAAGCGTGCGACATTCTCATGCTGGGTCAGACATTAACAACAGACGTGGGCAGCAGCGGAAGCCGAGCGCTGGGAGACGTTCATGCAACGGTTCGCGGCGACATTCTGCAAGCGGTCGCGACATGGATCGGGCAGGTCGTGACAACACAGTTGATTCCATCAATCGTTCGTATGAATTACGGCGCAGGCATTGCCAGCGAGGACATGCCATACGCTGAAATCGTGATTCCGAAGCCGAAAGATGAGAAGGCAATCGCCGAGCGCATCAAGATCGTGACCAAGGACATCGGGCTGCCAGTCTCGAACAAATGGATCTACAACGAACTCGGAGTCGAAGAACCGCAAGAGGGCGAGGCACTATTCGGTGAGGTCGAAGATCCGCTCCCATTGCTGCCAGAGATCACCGAGGCGGCTCGTGCTGACATCGATTTTAGACCGACCGAGGACATGGCAAAGGCAGCGCAGGATGCGCTTGAGATACGCCGACAGAAGCCAGCATCGGAGCGCGGTATGACCTCCGTAGGCATAGCACGCGCAAGGGACATCTCCAACCGTTCCGAGCTATCTGCGGAGACGGTCAAGCGCATGGTTTCATTCTTTGCTCGCCATGAGATCGACAAGAAGGGTGAGACATGGAGCGACAAGGGCAAAGGCTGGCAGGCATGGCACGGCTGGGGAGGTGACGCTGGCAGAGAGTGGGCAAACGCAAAGCTCAAGCAGATCGAGAATGACCGATGAACAAATGCGCGAGGTCGCGGGGCAATGGCTCTCGCCGGTGGATCAGATCTTTGCTGACCTGATCGACAAGAGCTACACCATGACCGCCGGTGCATTTCAGATTGAAGTGCAGCAGGTCATCGATCACATTCCGCAGTTGTTTTTCCTACTCGATAAACGAGCGCTTGAAACGTCACTTGAAAAAGAGATCGGCGCGGCAATCGTCAAATCATTGGAGCGAGAATTATGAAGATCACCATCACAGCGACAGGACTCGATCCAGTGAAGGCGTCGATGATCCGCCTGCAATCGGCATCGGTGCGCAAGGTCGCGGTTCTCACCGGCGCTCAGGATGCACTGGAGGTCGTCGAGAAATACTACAACTCGAACGGATCACGGCTTTGGGAGAACCCATCGCTTCCGACTCATGGACCAGGTAGGAAAAAAACGCAGTGGTGGCGTAAAGTCTCAGGCAGTTGGTCGATCATGGGAGCGAGTGGATCAGGCGTGACGCTGCGCAGCAAAGGCGCCATAGGATTCTCTCACAAAGTCACCGGTGGGACGATCACTGCGCGGCGTGCAAAGTTCCTGACGATCCCGATCGTGCCAGAGGCTCACGGGCTGACAGCTCGGACATACAGCCGAACAATCGCCCCGCTATTCGCCGTCAAAGGTGTGCTAGCGCAGGCAGATGAAAACTCTCCAACCGGTATCAAGCCGGTATTCGTGCTGAAGAAATCCATCACGCAGAAGCCATGGAAGAATGCGCTTCCACCGGAGCAATCATACATCAACGCATTCGCGAACGGAGCGCTTCAAAGCATCATTGCACAGGTCGAAGGCACTACTTAAAAAAAAGCAATTACAAGCCAGAATCGGGTGGTAATCTTCTATTCGAAATGGCGAACGAAATCATCAGTGCATCATTCCAGACCGAAGTGGAAGCTTTGGCTGAGAGCATTGTTTACCTCCCTGAAGGCGAGCATGAAATCCATGCTACCGTCAATGGCAAGGCAGCCAAGCGCAAGGTAACGGTCGATGAGTCGATCCTCGCTGCATTCGCAAGCGACTTGCAAGCTCGTCAATCTCGCAACGTGCGACCATTCGCTGGCTTCGATCACAAAGCCGGTCCTGCATCATTCATTCCGAAAGAATTCCGATATGAATCAGGCGTCGGTCTGGTTCTCGACATCGAGTGGACACAGGCAGGCAAGAGCGCTGTCGAAGGCAAGGACTACTCTTACTTCTCGCCAAACTTTCTACTCGCCAACGGCACACCAGCAGGTCTGCCAACACATGGTGAGATCGGTTCGCTCGTTAACGAGCCAGCATTCGAGGCGATGGAAAAGATCGCCGCATCATACAACGAAACCAATATGGACATCAAACCACTAATCGAACTCGGTCTTGTTGCCGAGGATGTTGACCCGGAGAAAGCAATGGAAATTGCCAAGCTCGAAATCGAAGCCATGAAAAGCAAGATCGCCGAGATCGAGGCTGGCTACATGACAAAAGAAGCCGACGCGGTGCAAGCTGCTGCCAACCACGCCAACGAACTGGAGACAGTCACCGCATCGCGTGACGCTCTCGCTAGTGAAGTGGAAACGCTCAAAGCATCACTTGCTGAGATCGAGGATAAAGCTGCTGACTCGGTCATCGACGAGGCTGTCAAAGCCGGTCGCATCGCTCCGCAAGATGAAAAAGCCAAGTCATTCTGGAAGGCTCAAATCAAAGCCGACAAGAACTCTGTGGAAATTCTCAACGCCATCCCAGCCAAGCCAGTGAACGGCGAAACCGTTCTCGCCGGTAAAGCTGACGAAGGCACCAAACAAACCGAACTGAAAGGACTCGCACTCGTCGAAGCATCCTTCAAAGCTCAAAACCAATCTCACTAAACAAACAATACCATGCCAAACAACCTAACTCTGTTAGACCTTGCCAAGCTCAACGGACATGATCCCATCGTCGGTCTGATTGAGGAAGTAGCCACCGCATCCCCTGAGGTGACAATCATTCCAGCACGCACGATCCGCGGCACGTCCTACAAGACTGTGACCCGCAACAGTCGTCCGAGCGTTGCATTCCGTCAAGCCAACGAAGGCACGGATGCGACTAAATCGAACTTCACCGAGCGTCTCGTTGAGTGCTTCATTCTTTCCGCTCGCATCGAAGTCGATAAGGCTGTCGCTCGCGGTTACGAGGACGGTGCCGAGGCTCTGCAAGCAATCGAAGCCATGGGCGTCATGCGTGCGGCTCTCTCCACAGTTGGAACGCAAACCATCTATGGTGACAATGCAAGCTCGAAAGGCTTCGCCGGTCTGCAAACACTTGTTACGGCTCTCGGCAGCAACATCGTTGTTGACGCAGGCGGCTCGACAGCAGGCACCGGTTCCTCGGTTTACGCCATCAAGGCTGGCAACACCGGCGTGCAATACGTTTACGGCAACGGAACAACCTTCGACCTCTCGCCATTCCGCGAAGGCGACGCAGTTGATGCCGACGCCAAGCGATACGCTGCATTCATCGCTGACCTCACCGCTTGGGTGGGCTTCCAGTGTGTGAACAAGAACGCAATCGGTCGCTTGAAAGACCTCACCGCAGACAACGGCAAAGGCTGCACCGACGCGAAGATTGCTGAGCTGATCTCGAAGTTCCCAGTTGGTGAGCGTCCGAGCCACTTGCTCATGTCGCGCCGTTCCGCGTTCCAGCTCCAAGTCAGCCGGAACACAACCCCATCGTCGAAGCAGGAAGCTTTCACCGGCATTCTTCCAGGCGTGCCAACGGAATCCTTCGGCATTCCGATCATCATCACCGATTCCATCGTTGACACCGAAACCCTAAGCTAATTCTAACCATATCAAATCATGAGCTTCGAATTCAATCGTAACCTTCAAGATAAGAATTACACCTCGACTGTGGCCATCGCGCAGGCAGGTGCAAACACCGCAGCGTTCGACCTCGAACAAGTAGTTGGTGGCGACATCGAGAAAGTAGTTTTCTCGCTTTCCGCTCCGACCGCTGCTGGCATCTCTGACACCAAAGTCGTGACCTACGCACTGCAAGACAGCGCCGACGGTTCTTCATGGGCAGCCGTTGATCCAGCGATCAGCACGACTCAGACCGCTACTGGCTCCGGCATCGTCGCCAAAGAGGTTCGCTTCCGCGTTCCGGCTAACACCCGTCGCTATGTGCGCATCGCTCAGACGATGACCGCAAGCGCAGGCACTGTTTCCGGTAACATGGTCGCCAAGCTTTTGTTCTAATCCGTTGGAACTTGTGTGCAAAGGGCGACGGAGTTGGTAGTTTCCTCCGTCGCCCTAAATTCTTGAAAACTAAATCATATGGCTTGGCTCGCTCTTACATACTCCGCACTTCGTGACAGACTCTCAACCGAGGAGTTCAATCGTCTGCTCGCTGAATGTCCCACTCCAGAGGACAAAGCGCAGGAGATCCTCACGAGCGTAGCACAAGACATTGCTTCACGCGTCAATTCTGGCAGGCGCAAGCGTGGATTGCCACCGGTCGTCAACACCGGCTTGTATGTGCCACCAGGTGCGCGCCGACACGCCTACAATCTCTCCCGTCAAGAACTGACGGACTCCTATCCTTCTCTCGCTGAATTCAATGGTGAGGATCGCCGCAGATCGGTCGAGGAAGCGAACAGCTATTTCGATGACCTCGCAAACAATAACGCAGATTCCGATGACACCGGAGCCGAATCATTCGCTGCTACAACTGGCAGTTCTTTTCGCTATGGCGGCGCTGCTGTCATGAACTTCTCAGAATCACCATGAGTCTAATTCGTCAGATAGTCGAAAGCATGGCAAAGACGCTGAAGGATCATGCGTATTTTCGCACCGTGCCGATTATTCCCGTGCTGGTTCAAGACCACAAGGACATCGATCGCGAGATCGAGAACGCAATGAGCAAGGCAGGCGCTTTCGTCATGGTCAACTTCTCACAGAGCGAGGCATCGTCACCCGACACACCCGGGCCATACATGGACTCAGCGACGTTCTCTGTCACTTGCTCGGAGATCCCGAGCGTCTGGAGACAGCAGGCTGGCAACATGTCGAAGCCAAGCGCCACGGAGATCGGCGAGGCTGTTTCACGCATTCTTCACCATCACAAACCGCTCGATTCAAACGGCGACTCGCTCACCGGCGGCATTCTCACATTCGCTTCCATGCAGGAGGATGCGACACCTCCGATGCTTCAACAAATCATCACTTTCAACTGCCCAGTGGGGCTACAAAATACAACTCCAACACGCTAACAAATCATGCCAACATTCGACAGAACCACCATCGTTCGCGGTCCTTGCAAAGTCACTTATGATATGCAGACCTTTTACTCCAAAGCTGGAGTTGTGCTGACCACGACTAACTCGACCTTCGACAAAGAGTCAGACGCTTACGGCATCGTGAGCAAGTCAAAAACTGACTTCACCATCGTCGTCGAATTCGAACCAGTCGGAGAGATCGAGGCGCTCGCAGTTCTTTTCCCGCATGGCAACACAGCAATGGGTGCCAGCATTTATGGCAACACCGACAAGAGCCTCGTCATCGTCTCAGCTGACAAGACCTACACGATTCTCAACGCTCAGATCACGCAAATGCCGACCATCTCATGCAGCGCGACCAAGACAGCGTTCGGCTCAGTGCAGTTCACCGGCTTGCTTAAGAAAGACGGTGATCCGCAGAACATCGAGGACTACTACACGACGGCAGGCGGCGCGAGCATCGGCACAGGATTCAATCCTTCGCTGATCGTTACCGCGCCATACACCGCAACGCTCGGAGCGCTCGATCCATTCTTCAGCCAAGACGGATTTGAGATCAGCTTCGACTTGTCACTCAACCCGGTAGTCGTTGACGGCATCGGCACCGTTGATATGAGTATGGGCAACATCGGCTGTAACATCAGTTGCATTCCGACCGGCATCGATCAACTCGACTTCGACACGTTCTTCGATAACCTTAGCGCAGGCGAGGACTTAGCATCAAGCGCTCTCGATATCTCGACGTTGACAGTTGGAGGTTTAAACTTCGAATGCGCAGCGGTTCAAGTCACAGAATTGCAGCGTAACTTCTCAGCGGCTGACAACGTTCTCGGAACGCTCACCATGAGCGCCAAGCGGACATTCAGCAGCGGAGCGCCTGTCACCCTATTCCAAGTCGGAGCAGTTTCCTAAGCTATGTTCGTAAGACTCCAGCGCGGCTCGATTGCTTACGACCTCGCAGGTGGCGACGGTCAAAGAAGCGAAACGTCCAACTTTCAAATCTCGGCTGAGCCGAACTTTCAGCAGGTGCAATACATCGAGGCTGACCAGTTCGACCAGTTCTTCCGAGGAGGTTCCAGCACGACTGTTAGTTTCAGCAGCGTGCTGACCTTCTCAAGTCTGACCGACGCCGAGAACTACTTGCTCAACATGCCTCAAGGCTTGCTGTCACAGGCGAGCCAGACGGTCACGATCGGCAGGCTGACAGCAGCAGGCACAGCTCAAGTTGAAACGCTTGTTTGCGTCGGCACCACGACACAAGCTGGTAATATCAACTGGTCATTCACGAGCGTTGACGTGACAGCAAGCGGCACGACCGCGGTGCTATCGGGCGATACACCGACACAATATGCGGCGAAGATTGCAACATCGCTCAATGCGAATTCAAGCATCGCCTTCCGCTACATCGTCACCAGCTCAGGCGCGAATGTCATCATCACGAAGCGCCAAGCAGAAGCCAATGACGGAACGCTTGCTCTCGTCACGACGAACGGCTCACCATCGCCGAACATCACAGGTGCAACAAGCGGAAACACAACCGCGGGAGTCGCGCCGACAATCTCGAACTCGAAAACGCTAAGCAGCGTCTCATGCGTGGTCAATCTCGCTCAGAACGGAGTTTCGGTCTTGCAAAACGTAACAATCCTCGGTAAATACTAGCCATGGCAGCGAAGAACGTCGATATCAAGATCAACACCACTGCAAGCGGAACAGGCGCGAAGCAGACCGCGGCTGACATGGACAAGCTGGCCGCATCATCTACCAAAGCAGCGGCAGCAACAAACGCAGCATCAGCATCGACAAGCAAGATCGGATCTCTAGCAGGACAAGCTGGCTTTCAAATACAAGACTTTGCGATTCAAGTCAGCGGAGGAACTAGCGCACTAACGGCATTTTCACAGCAAGCTCCGCAGCTACTCGGAACATTTGGACCGACTGGCGCAATCGCAGGTGCATTGGTGGCAGTTGGTGCCATCGCCACTAAGGTATTTTTGACCATGGCTGAAAATGCTGCCATGACAGGTGAGGCAATGGAGGACATGAGCGAAAAGCTCAAAGAAGCGTTTGACGATCAGGCTAAGAAATCTATCGAGGACTTCAACACGCAGTTGCAAAACCAAGCAAGCATTGCGCAGTCATTGCGTGAGGTAGAAGTGGACTTGCTTGAAGCACGGTTAGACCGTCAAGAAGCTGACTCATCAATCATCGCATCACAATCAGCTCTGGAAGTTGCGGCGGTAAAATATCTCCAGACCACAGGGCAGATTGTGAACGCTGAAAAGCAACTAGCTGCAATCAGAAAATCAGAGGCAGAAGCACAAAAGGCTGCACAGATAGAAGACATTGAGAATCAAGTGACAGTCGCGCGTGCGCGTTATAAGCAATTTTCAGATCAATACCAAGAAGTGCAAGGTCAGACCGATCAGGCACAAAAGCGACTTGCTGAACTCGAAAAAAGGCAGCAAGAACTCATGTCATCTTTGAATTTCAGTCGCAGAATGGATGCGCAAAGCCGAGACGCTGGAACGCTCGGAGAAGATGAGACATCTGGTAAAACGAACGCTTTAACAGCAGAGATGGACGCGCTGAAAAAAGAAATCGGCGGCATTTACAATATCATCAACAAAGCTCCTGAGCGTCTCGCAGAGATCACAAATCAAGCGATTGTTTCAGCATCATCGCTCCAAAATCTAGTTGAAGATTCGGCATCAAAGATTGCAAAGATCAACGAGAAGTTCGAACTCACGACCAAAGCACAAGCGCTCAGCACTGCGACCGAAGGCATCACCAAGGGCGCGGCTGAAATCGTGAAGGAAATTGACGAGTTTCAGGCGGTCACTCCGCTCCAGCAGCAGGCGAAGGACGAGATCAAGCAGGCTGCAATCGATGGAGTCATCACTGCCAAAGAGCAACTTGAAATTTCAGGCAATCTGAGAATTCTCATGAGTTCGCTCAAAACGGGTCAGGAAGGCAGCTTGGAATCACTTCGCGAGCTTGTGACCCTGAATGACACGATCGGGGTAAAAATGCAGCAAATGTCTGATCAAATCAAAGGGCTTAAAGAGAAAATCAGCAACATACCAACACGCTAATGCCAGTTTGGACCATCACAGGAGAAGCAGGAAAGTCATGGGACGCAACCTCCAAGACTCTGGCAGAGCGTGCAGTTGAAAACGCATCGCTGACCTTCCGCAGCGTCGGCACGGATGAATTGGTGATGAACATCTCACCAGAGAACGTCGTCAGCTACACGATTCCCACCTACGCGCAGAGGGTCGATCTATTCCGCAGCGGCTCGCGATTCTTCACCGGCTACGTCACGAACGTTCGAACCACGTCAAACAACTCGATCACAGTCACAGTCAGCAATGCCTGGTGGTTCTTGGAGCGCATCAATTACGTCACGAGCCAGACCGATGGCGCCGGTGCAAGTGCGAATCGAATCACTGGAGTTTTCGGCAATGCAGCCAGCGGGACGAACCTCACCACGGCGATCCAGACAGCAATCAATACGAGTGTTTCACTTGGCGCTCCGATGGCAAACATCGCAGGCGGCAGCACGGTCGGAACGTATTTCGACATCCCGCGCGTCACGCTAAACCAGTCAACTTGTGCGCAGGTCATCAGCGAGCTTGTAAGGCTTGTTCCTGACACGATGACGTATTTCGACTATACGAACGCCACACCGACTTTCAACGTCGTCAGGAGGGCAACAGCGACCACACGCACGCTGACTATCGGCACCTCACCGGTGGAGGATTTCGACGTTAACCCGATGATCGAACTGCAAGTCTCGCAGGTCGTTCTTCCCTACGTTACGCGTGACACAAACGGGCTGACCAGTTACCAGACGCAATCGTCAGGCACGGCGGCAACGGGTAAGATCCAAGTTCTCACCATCAGCGGTCCAGAACTCGATACCTTCCTGCCGAGCGAGTATTTCGATTCCGCAACGCTGACCGGCTTCCCGCTTTCCACGCAGTTCGAGGACTTCGTTCTATCCTCATCGGAATTTGCAGGAGCGGTCGCGAACGGGCTACGTTTCACCAAGATCAACATACAGCAAGGGCAGCGGCAATACAGCGGCTATTCATCAGGCAGAAGTCCTTCGACTGGTTCATTCAGCGGAACTAGATCCGTGCAATATACGCAACCGGCGGCGTCGGTCACCGATGACACGGGACAGCCTGCTTCACTTGGATCTCAGTTGATCCTTTCTGACAACTTGCCAGAATGGGCGATCACAGCGCACAACCTCAAGCCGATTGTGATTTCTGGCGAGTGGATTTATGAGTGGAAGGACGAAAGATTCCAGTCATTCAGCTACATCCCGAACGATCCGCTTCCTTCATGGCTTCCATCACTGACGTCAGCACAGAAAAAATCATTCTGGGACGGAGATTTCCACTACATTCTGATCGGTGGCACATACACCGTCCGAGGTTACACTACGAGCAGCTCCACGCTGCCTCACATGTATGGCACGACGAGAACTGGCACGACGACTGGAACCTTAATCCTCGCAACGACAGCAAGTTCAATTGACGGCTTTTATACCGGCATGAGAATTGCCTACATGCAAAACCCGTTTCCAATACCACCGGACGGCGTCAATGACGTTTGGTATATCGCGACGATCACCGGTTATAACGGAACGACAAAGGCAGCGACATATACGACCTCAACTGGACCGGCGACAAGATCGGGATTCCCGTATCGAATCCTCGGCACGAAGGTTTTCGCTCCTGCTGATTACTCCTTCATCTCACCACCGGCGAACCTAGCAGCGAACTTGCTCACGACGATGAACTTCATCCCCTATGAAGGCAGCGTGCGCATCACCGAGCAGACCGCTGGCGGGACACGTTACCGAGGATGCAAAGTCAACCTTGCCAACACTCGATCCGAGCTTGCCAGCATGGGCGCCATGGTCGCCGAGGAAACGCTCGATCTCAAGAACGGCACGACGGATCTCACGCTTGGCACTCCACCTCGTCTCGACTACCGCAGCTTTACTGACAAGATTCGCAGAACGTCACAAGACAACATCGTTTTCAATCCATGACACAATTTCAATGCACAGCTGATTCGAACGGTAACATTCTCTGCAACGGAGGTTATGTGGTCGATCTGAAGGCAGCAACCAGCGCCTATTACATCGTCGGAGGCACGCCGACCTCATTGCTCACAGCGACAGAGGACTTGCGAACAAGCACAAGCGCCGCACCGATCTTCCTCGGAGGCGGCGGTGGAAACGTGCAATCGACAGGCACGATCACAACTACGCTTTCTCCCGTCGGCTGGTTCGGACAAACGGACATTGACGAATGGACGGATTCGGTCGGCAACAAAGTCATCGCAGACTTCGGTGCAGGCACAGCAGAAATCGTTGACCCGACAAACACAGCAATCGCCACGTTCTCAGGCTCATTCACGTTCGCGCCGGTCGGCACCTTTACCGCTACAACGTTCGGAGAGGACACATACAACGGAGGCACGGCATTCACCCTGGACATCAGCTATGACGGTGTGAGACGCACCAGCACGGCGAATGTGCTAACGTCCAGAGGCACAGCGCAGGATGGCGAATACACGCTGACTGCATTTCGCGAGTGGACGAACACGACATGGATATTGACCACGAATTCAGACGGCACCGCTCAAATCAACGACGGCACGGATGACGTTGCGACACGCTCAGCAGATTACTCACCCGACTCACCGAGCGGAACCTTTACCTCGACTGCTTACGGTGAAACGACATACGGAGATTCACAGCCTTTCAACATGGCTGTCACGCTGTCACCGGCATTCCCGAAGCTCGGTTACGTCTATCTTGAGATCGAGAAGTCAGGATCGAATTTCATAGCGGTGACAGGTCCGTTCTTCACGACCTCACTGCCAGCAAATTCAACATATTTCGAATACGTTCCGATTGCATACAGCGACGGCAGCGGCTTACTAATCCAGATCCACGAAGGCTCAATCTTATGGCGATGATTCCCGCTTGCATTTTCACCTACTCAGCAGATTCGCTTCCACTTCGCGAGTGCGTTCGAGGAGCGAAGATTGCCGGGCTTCTTCCGATCGTCATCGATGACTCCGCAAACCCACTAGGGCGAACCGTCTGGTCATGGGTCGAATCACAAGGTGGTCTGTATTTCCAGAGCGACTTCAACCGTCGCGGCAATCTCAACGGCACCGAGTGCGCAGCAGGCATCGCGAAATGCTTGTATGAGGCAATGAGGCTCACTCACACGGGACATGCCTTCAAGCTCGACAGTGACACGATCATTCAGCGAATGGACCGCTTCCAGGGCATCAGCAGCGGAGTCTGTTCGACGACCATGAACCGGCGCGAAGCTTTCGGCTGCTGCTACTCTCTGACCCGCGATGCAGCTCGCCGAGTGCGTGATGACCTCGCGTCGATGGATGATCCGCACGGACCAGAGGACGTTCTCATCTGGCAGTCAATCAAGCGTTTGAATATCAGACACAAGCTCCACGATTTCGATCCGAGCGGTGGTGCCTTCTCCGCGGTTCCTCAGACTTTCGACCCGGTGGACTGCGCGAAGTTCGACGTGCTGACCTTTGGCAACGTGCCGAAATCCGGCTGGAAAGACCGCGCGCTTGAAATCACGCTGGCGATGAAGCGCCTCAACGACTTCAACTTTACGCTTGCAAATTCTCAGAAATAAAATATAACCCGTCAAAGTCATGTTGCCAATTTACGAAGTATATAAAGGGGAAAACATCTCCATGAGTTTTACCGCTACGCTCGATGGCGATCCTTACGACCTGACGGGAAAAACCGTGCAGGGCGTTATGCGGTCATCGGTCAATGGTGAAGTGATTCTCAACCTTTCACCGACGATCCCGACACCGGCGAACGGAGTGATTCTCATCAACGTTTCGACCTCTGAAATACCGGCAGGAATTTACGGCGCAGACGTGCAAATCTCGACTAGCACAGTGCCAGTCGTGATCCACCAGTGGACGCAGAAAATCAGACCAAAATACACCCCGAATTTATGAGCTTTGACAAAATAGAAGTCCGCGTTTTCAGCGGACCGGATCAGGTGCAGGTCGGTAGCAATACCGAGCCAGATCTCATCGTTATGAACATCGGACCGAAAGGCGACACCGGTGCAACAGGTAACACTGGAGCAAC